GTCGTGAGGAGCATTTGGCATCGGTAATTGTTAGCTTGGCATACTTATTTCAGGTTTTCGAACTTGACTTAAGATCTCAAACCTAACTGTTATTGAAACTTCACATGGACGACCTGCCGGTCGGTCCAAACACAGCTTTAATTAGCTTGTACATGTTGTACTATTATATATTTTCTATATTGATACTAACTTAAAAACATAAAAACTATAAAACTAATCTAAAAACCCTATAAAAATTGTAGTCTCTGTTTAGAGACTTTAAACGTAGGATTTACCCCCGCGGCGACAAAAATTATTATTATTTGTTGCATATTACATATTTACGTATTACTTAAAACACGTCGCGGTTCATTGGTACTACATACACTCGTACACATCACTCATCTGCCTCACTTTGTGAGTAGTAGATTTGTTTTTGACGGAGAAGCACGCTTGAATGGTGCTTGCAAATGCCTCATTGGAGGATTTGTAGAAATGTATTGTAGAATAAAATTGTTCGTTCAAGAACTAGTAGACGGGAAACCGGGTTATTAGCGGCGAACATTGAACGATTTTGGTAAGATCTCAATTAGACCTACACGTTGAGACGCCTTTGGTAAAGGTATACAAGATGGATGGGCCCACCAGTATTGCTTGGTGGGGTTCTTGGGAACTAGGAACAGTCATAGCCAGCCAGCAAAGCTTATTTGCACCGGAAGCCTTTATCTCATTTGTTCTATTTGATCGTACAAATTTCTAATCATTTAATTATTAGTCAACTTACCATCAAATTCGCTACCATGTATTCATTTAACGAGAAAACGCTTCCATCCGCGGCTAAGAAGCCGCGGATTGAACCTCAAGCCCCAGTGTATCCACAGTGTTATCCACTTGTTGGACAAACTTTGGCTGCAGAAAGATTTACATACTATTTGGGAGATCTTCTCGAAGAATCATCTCACATACGAGACATTGTTCACTTAGGTGGATACTATGAATTGTATTCCAGTGAATGGTCATACGAGGAGAAACTTGCAGTTATTTACGATGTTGATGATCAGTTGTGCATTTGTACTACTGTCATTGACGTCAATCATTCAATTGTGAGTGCCTCTGTACCCCAAGCTTCAGCAGATGTTATCCGTCCAATCAGACACGACATGTCTTGGTTGACTGATTTCTTTGACGCTATGAGCCGAGGGGAAGAGTACCAATCACCCATAGAAGTACCCTCTATCTTTAAAGGGGTACAAGCTCGGTTGTTGAAACTGTTCACAACCGACTCTGTCGGAAATATTCCCGATCCTACTTTGTCGGCATCAGCCACTCATTCTCTTAAAGCAATTCATGAGGGTGACATGACTTTTATTGACGCATTTAGGTGGGTTGTTTCCAATTGGCGTAACATTCGATCGTCCCCGTTGCTCGGGCACGTTTCCAACTTGTTGAGTATAGCGATTGCTACTGGTTTCGCACCAGATGAGTGGAGTGAGCTCCACATCAACTCTATCAAAGTTTGGAAGCTGTCCGCCCAGGACAAGTATCAAGACGTTATGTCAATCATGGACGGTGTGTTGATGGCTATCAACTACTTTATCGAGAGCGCTATGGCGTCTTGGGAGCAGGGCAATATGATGCCCTTTTTCTATGAGAAGACTGCCTCTGCTGCTCTCGATACTATGTACGAAGAGATCGCCACTCTCATGCCGGCCATTTCCGCTGGTGAATATCCCGAAGGATTCAGTTGGAGTTCAACCTTTTTGGCTTGTGAACGCGCTGTGCGTGTTTATAAGACCGCTGTTGACACTGCACCTGGAGGGAGTTTGCAACGGAAAATTTTCAGTGATCGTCACTTGCGTCTCCGACAATGGAACTTTGAACTCTGTTCCATGCGAAAATCTGGAGACATTGTCGAACAAGCGTTCGCTGCTGTTCTTTGCGGCGCCCCAGGGTGCGGTAAAAGTAGTGTCACGCTTGATCTGCAGAAGATTCGCTGTGCCCAACTTGGTACACCCTACGATTGTGCGCAAACTGCCACTATCCAACCGGGTGATGCGTACCACTCCCAAGTTTTCAATTGGACTAAGTTTCTCATCTTTGATGATGTTTGCAACAGACCATTGAAATATGACCCATCTTTAGCTATGGCATCGATGCTTCAAGCTGTGAACAACAGCCAATTTGTCGCTGTTAAAGCTGAAGTTGAACTCAAGGGAACAGTTATGCCCGATCTAAAGGGCGTCTTTGGTACTACCAATAATCGTAGTTTGCATCTGAATTTGATCTCAGAATGTCCTGACTCACTTCGAAGAAGATTCCTCCTGGTTGATATGGAGGTTCTCGGAGAGTATTCCAACGCTGTTGGAGGTCTCGACAATGAAAAGTTTAGGCGCAATCCAGTTTACACTACGTATGCTGGAAATAACTACAAAGCCCATCAGCGGTTTACCATATCCGCTGGATCTGAAAATTGCCACATGGTGATACAAAGGAAGGATCCTGATGATCCTACCAAGTCGGTCTCCCTGCAAAATCTGAACATTGCTCAGTTCTACAAGTGGATGGAAATCCTCATGATTGAGCATGACGAAGAACAGAAGGAACATGTTCGTGCAACGAACACTCGCAGCTTTAAGACTTGTTCTACTTGTCACAAGGTTGCCTGTGCTTGTCCCGACACTACCATGCAGGACGCGCACCAATTCCCCGAATTTGACCGCATTTATGTGATTCCTGAGGAAACCGATTCTCAATTTCAAGACGCTTTAACAGATCTTGATTCCGAGGAAATGGAATATCAGGGAGCTCTCAGAGATGCTTTCGTCACAGGCTTGTCTCAAGGTCTTGAGTCTGCCTTATATGAACGGTTGGGGGACATGTGGGTTGTCGGCCGTGTTGCCAAATACCTCTTTCCAGGTCCTTGGGCAGTTCAGCTCATCACCAAGCAGTTGATACAATTTCTCAGTACTGAGGATTGGCTGCAATGGTGGTATTACATTCCCCAGGAGCAATGGGAAAATTGGACCATTTTCCGTAAGATGGCCCCTCTTATGCAAGATGCTAGTATTCGTCGACAGATCATGCGATGGCGGAGAGTTAATTTCTTTTCGCTATGTATGGTTGGTCTCTCCATGATTAGGTGTTTCATCTATGATTGGTCGGATGCCTGGTGTTATATCGCATGCATTTTTTCTATGCTTTGGGCTTTCGCTGGTTTCAAAACCGCGAAACTACGCCTTGCTGCATATGATGTGATCTCTAAGAGACGCGTTGATGTAGTCCAAACTTTGGCAGGCCAGAATCGAGATGATTGGTCTCCCAATATGAAGTTGATCTATTCCTCTGCTCAATCCGCTCTTTCCATCCTCGGTATTGCTTCTTTCGGATATTTTGTTTATTCAATTTTAAGTCCGGAAGAGTCATCTGACAAGAAGGATGATAAAGATTCTGAGAAAAAGGATAATGGAAAAGATCCTAAGGCGAGAAAAGATGGTGACAAGAAACAGGACGCTTCTGTCGCCCAGAGCAAGTCCACCCCTCCTGTTCAAACAGCAACCACACTTCTCCCTGAGAACCTGGCTGACCAACCCATTGAAGTTCAGAACTTCGCGGGTGTCTCCGAGGATGACCTCAAAGCCAGAGACTCTAAGATCAACCTATGGGAGCAAAAAGTGGTAACAGCTGTAATGGGATACAAA